GGTTAGTAGTTGACATTCGGAATCTGCGAAGGGTACGGTTGAAGACATGAAGCAGTACCGAGCGACCTGGTCTCTGACCAACCGTCCTGAGACTGGGGATGATCTCTTCTCAACGCTTGATGCGTTGATCGACGACTGGGGGGCGCTGTACGAGTCCGGATACGGCATCCGCGCAAAGGTGAAGTTTCAAGAACATGATTCGGCCAAGGGGGAGTGGATCCCGCTAACTATCGACGGCATGGACGCGAACGAATGGTTCGAGACCATGTTCACTCTAGAGTGACCGACCAGCCCCAGCTAGTGACCAACGACTAGATGCGTGATGCAGTCAGTTCGAAGCTGGCATGGGGTACGCAGTTCATAACCAATTCTCGCCTGGGGGGACAAGTGAGAGCACTCTTACGTAAGACGAGCAAGGCTAGTCAGCAATGGGTAAAGGGCAGGTACAGAAACCCCAGATACTTAGGTGTCTGAAATAAGGATGGTAAGATCGCATGTCTTCTCCGCTTGAGATGCCAACACGTAAAACCCCTGTCTTTGTTCAGGGTCGATACTCGCGTATCGTAGATAAGTGGTCCCGGTCTGTGTGGATCGAGGACCCTCCCATTCCTAAGGAGTAGGTCAGTCGTGGATAAGGATGCGCTGGTCCAGCAGATCGTTTCTCGTGGCAGGAACGACAAGGGAGCTATTCGCCCCGAAGCTGTGTTCCAACTCCGAGGTATCGACGGTGTAAGCGTTGCCAGGATCGCCAAGGAGTTCGGTGTGTCTCGCAACGCGATTTATAAGATCATTGATGCGGGAGACAGGAAGGATCTACTCCCACAGAACCTTAAGACAGACCTTATGAGACTCGCTCCATGGAAGGATGTGGAAGAGGAACATATGAAGATGGCCCAACGTCAGTACGTGGCTCACCACATTGAGTACATGCTGACTCAGGGTCAAGGGATGGCTAAGTACAAGCTTGGTCGACTGCGTCACTTCTACAGTGAGCTTGGCACGGATCGGGTGCTGACCTACAACCGCAATGCGCCGCGTAACGAGTGGTCATCTGCCGGTGGTTGGGTCTACCAAGACAGGGAGGAAGCTGACGGAGACCTCATCGTTCGGACAGACGACCCTCTGTCTGAGGAGCAGAAGAAGATTTTTGTGCGGCCTTCCAACTGGGAGTCTGTCTAACAACTACATGCGTTGCTTCTGAAGGGGCCCACGAGTATTGGGCCCCTTTTGCGTACCCGATTGCACTGACGTTAGGACACAGTTTGAAAGAGTCGTTGACACCTGAAGAAGAAGAGCGCTTCGAGAGGTACAGGAACCAGAGGCGTTCGTACAGCCAGACTCGGCAGTGGCACGAGTGCGGGCATCAGTTCTTCCTCTCTCGTATCAAGCGAGTCCCTGAGATGCGCGGTGCATGGCTGGAGCAAGGTGTGGCCGTCCATGCAGTCATCGAGGCGTACGAGAAGTCTGAACGATCGCTCACAGATTCGCAAGCGCGTTCGATGTATCAGGATCGCTACAGCACCATGGTGAACGAGTCACTAGCCCGGCAACCGGACCCTGACATGTGGTTCAGTTCAGGTCCGTACAAGGGACTGCCCAACGACATCGAACGGCGGTACCTGGTTGGCGCGGACCAAGTCTCTGCGTACCTCGTTTGGTCACAGGCGAATAACGATCAGAAGATTCTGCACAACTCTGTAGAGCTGATGTTTGTCTTGGACTTGGACGGTGTAGAAGTCCTTGGCTACATAGACCAGGTGGTTGACCACCCGAAGAAGGGTCCTGGCATCCGAGACGTTAAGACTGGTCAGAAGCCTACGGAGCACAAGCAGCTTGAGCTGTACGGCCTTGCTGTGAACGAACTTCATGACTGGGGCGTTGAGTGGGGTGACTACTGGTTGGGTAAGACAGGAAGACTGTCTAGACCTGTAAACATCTCTACAGAACGTTCACACTTCGTTGAATGGTTTGCTAAGATGGACGCAGGGGTTAAGGCGGGGGACTTCCTACCGAACCCAGGCGATGCGTGTGCGCGTTGTCCCGTTCAACTCTCATGTGACTACAGGGCCAACGCCTAATTATTGCTTCGCTAGGTTGACATTCGTACGGTAGAAAGGCTAAACTAGAACTATGATTGACCACTTCCTCACTGAGATCGATGACGACATGAGCATCGAGGAAGTTGGGTGGGTCGCCTATACCACAGACCCCAACCCGACCGGGATGGTTACTCGCGGGGAACTTAGTTCCGAATCTGCGAAGGCCATGCAGTACAGCATCCGGCAGCAGCAGGATGCAGAAGCGGAGATCGAGCGTCTTGAAGGTCTTGTGAGTCAGCAGAAGGAGGCCATAAAGGAGCAGAACGCTCGTATTGCTCACCTCGAAGCAACTGACGAGGAGAGGCTTGCAGCCTTCATGCGTCTCACTCGGGAACTCCATGACATGGGAGTCATCAAGACTGACCATCTCGCCGGACTTAACTAGATACTTAGATTCTTAGAGAGAGGGCGACCCATCTACTCACTCACGCAGAGCATCAGGGCCAGGGGGGACGCAGGAGACCCCCTTCCCTCGGCGTACAAGGCACTAGAAAAGGCAGGAATCAAGTTCCTTCGAGGCGGACTAGGTCTCGTATGCGCCGCAGGCGGCACCGGTAAGAGTGCCTTCATCCTGAACAACCTTCTCAGGGCCACGTCTCCGATCCCTGCACTGTACTTCTCGTGTGACTCGGATGCGTTTACCCAGCTCTCTCGTTCGATCTCGGTCATCGCTGACATCAGTATGGAAGAGTCGACACGAGCAGTCATGAACAACAGCATTGATGAGTACATTCCGCTGATGAATGAGAAGCCGGTTCGGTTCAACTACCGCGCCTCTCCTACTCTCAAGGATGTTGAGAACTCACTCAAGTCTTACTTCGAACTGCACCACCAGTACCCGCATCAGATCATCCTCGACAACATCACCAACATTCAGAGTGGTGGAGACAACGCAGAGAATCCCTTCGCTGGTCTTGAAGGTCTGATGGACTGGGCCATGGACATGGCTCGAACTACACAGGCTAACGTGGTCGGACTGCACCACGTGACCGGACCGAACAACGACGGTAATGCGCCGATCCCGATGAGTGGCGTCAAGGGCCAGATCACTCGTGTTCCTTCGATGGTGCTGACTCTGTTCAAGCCTGACTCGGATACTCTCGGAGTCTCGGCAGTGAAGAACCGAACCGGCAAGGCTGATCCTTCGGGACAGAACTACGTGGAGCTTGGCTGGAACGGTGACCACATGTCCATCACGGATACGCCGTTCAGTACCACGGCCTACTAGGCTTTTTATTTGCCCGGCGGGTTGACACTCGGAGGATTGCATATGACGCGTAAGGGTTACCGGAGATGCACTAAGTGTGACCAGAACCGAGCCGTGAAGTTCTTCCAGGGGGCGCGGGGAAGGGTCTGCGCCTCCTGTAAGAGGACCAAGTCTCGGAGCTACAACAGGACCAGTCACCTGATGGAGACCTACGGTCTCTCGCAGGAGGAGTACCAAGCCATCCTTGATGGACAGGGTGGGGCATGCGCCATCTGTGGCGGGGTCAGGATCTACAACCTTCAGGTGGATCACTGCCACAAGACCGAAGCTGTACGTGGGCTCCTCTGCAAGGCTTGTAACAAGTGGGTACTCAGGGGAGCCCGGGACAACCCGCAGACCCTCAGGAATGCGGCTGACTACTTGGAGAGCTACCCGGTAGACCAGATCCTAGGGCGCCGGTACACACCCAACGGCCCCAAGAGCTAGAGCTTTTCATTTCGGAGCTAGGTTGACACTCGGACGTCCGAGTGTCTACTATTGAGATAGGAGCACAGAATGAACGATGTGATTCTGCCGGGCGAGACGGTTCACCGTAGCCAGCTCGACCCGACCTGGAGCCTTATGAGTCAGTCTGACCGAGTGTTCCCCGTGCTTGAGGGCACCACCGAGGACCGCGAGGCGTTTGCTGATGCGCTTCGGTCAGGGCACTGAGTCCCGACACGGCGGACCAATCCGAGACGTACTCCTCAAATACTTCCCTTCATGGGAGGAGCCCGAGTACAAGGCCGGATGGGTTTCGTGCCTGTGTCCCTCACACGTGGAAGAGCGGCCCTCGGCCGCAGTGAACTTTGATGCTGGGGCAGTCAAGTGCCAAGCCTGCGGGTTTAGCGGAGATGCGTTCGGCATCATCATGAAGAAAGAGGGATGTTCCTACAGTGAAGCCCAGCGCCGAGCGGGCGAGCTTTCTCCTGGAAGCAAGCAAGACGTTTCGAGACCAGTTCGAAGGCAGCCCAGCCGAAGAGTATTTGGAGCAGCATCGGGGGATCAGTCCGGAGACATCGAAGAGTTTCGGGCTGGGGTACGTAGGCGATTCCGTACCTAGCGGGTTCGAGATGTACCGAGGGCGCCTTGCCGTTCCCTACCTTCGGTACGGCCCGCTTGGTGAACTCTCGGTGGCTAGCATTCGATTCCGATGCACCAAGACCGGGTGTGTGAAGGATGAGAATGGGGAGTTCCTGGAAAAGGAAGTCCACCTTGGAAACCACGGCAAGATGGAATCCATGGCGGGTGATTCTCAGCAGATCTACAACACGAGTGATCTAGCCAAGTATCACGATGAGATCGCCGTGTGTGAAGGGGAGCCCGACACTTGGACCACCAAGGAATGCGGTATCCCGGTGATTGGCATTCAGGGAGTCACTGGCTGGAAGGACCACTTCACGGAACTCTTCGAGGGCTACCGGGTTGTGTGGGTCCTGGCTGATGGTGACGATCCTGGAATGAAGTTCGCTGAGTCTGTGGCAGCGAAGCTTCCAGTAGCCCGAATCGTGCCCATGGATCCGGGCATGGATGTCAACAAGTCTGTTCGCAAGTACGGCAGTGAGTACCTCCTAGAGAAGGTTGGATTCAATGGCTAACGTTTACCAGGGTTTCGCTGTCGGCGATTGGGTTACTGTTCGGACCCTGAGCGAGAATATGGGAATCTCGGAGGCGTACTCTGGCCGGACGGGTTGTATTGAGTCCATTAGGCCGGGTGGCTTCTACCCGTTTGATGTCGTCTTCGATTCGGACAGTAAGGCGCAGTCCCGAATGGGGTTCTCTGCGGAAGAGTTGAAGCTGAACGAGGACTATCTGAAGTCCTACACCGTGACGGTATTCGCCGATGGAGTGGACCAGGAGACGATGGACCTTTTCTTTGGCGATGAGGTTGACACTCGGACAGAGGCTGAGACCTCGCGTGATGTGACGTTTGGCCTTCGCTACGGCGGAGGGGACGACATGGTGAACCACCCCAGCCACTATGCCGAAGGATGGTCCAACGGGGCCGAGGTCATCGACATCACCGAGAACCTGAATTTCTCTCGGGGCAACGCAATCAAGTACATCGCTAGGGCCGGTAAGAAGGTTGGGAACCTGGAGAAGGAGATCGAAGACCTTCGTAAGGCAGCTTGGTACATCAACCGCGAGATTGCACGACTGGAGAGCGAGTGAGGGCGTACCGCAAGACGACAATGCATCCGTTCTGCATCTACCTGACAGCAGAAGAGGCAAGGGAGCTGGTGGAGGAAGGGCAAGGAGTCGACCCCTCGTACACGCCCCTGTGGGCGGCTGCGACATTCAAGATTATGGATCTGCTCAACGACCCGAAGCGGGAGCGTGCGTAAGTGGCTATCAGTCAGAGTAACGGTCTTTTGGTTAACGTAGAGGCGGCCTATCTCGTCGGGGAAGTCATCTTCGACATTCGACAGGTGGAGACGCATATCAAGCATTCCTTCGATGTGGTGCCTGAGCCGAGCCTGTACCAGAACCTCACCATCGACGATGCGAAGGCTATTCGTAAGGCTCTGAAGAAGGCTATCCAGGAGATTGAGGGTAAGTGACCAAGGCACACGAGAAGCTGATTACCCTGCTTAACGCGGGGTTCACTATCTCCACCACGGAAATCACGGGCATGGCCGGTAACAGCGGTACCCGTCGAATGCGGGAGCTGTATCCGTACTACGAGGAGATGGGGATTACGGTCATCAAGGAGAAGGAT